CTCGGTGATGAGGTGACCAATTCCGAAAGTTGGTAAATTTAAGTGATCCAAATACACGGAGTATTTACAGCCCTCGTCGTCTGCAAGCTCCTGTCTTAGTTGATCTTTGTTCATGTTGTGCCTCTCAGTCGTTCAGCCAATACTCGATCTCTTGGGTTCGGTAGTATGGCTGATAATGTAGCTGGGTCAGTAATTGTAGAAGGTGCGGGAGATGCCAAGGGGTTAACACCTCCCGCTTGCGCTGTCGGCGGAGGAGCGCCAGCAGCAGCAACTGGTGGTGCTGTTATTGTAGGTGCTTGTGACACAGGTGCAAGGTTCGCGATAGAAGTTTGTTCGGCCTCTGGTCTTGGAGGTTGAGGATATTGACTTATAGGTGTGCCTGAGAAATCAACATCCTCCTCTTCAGGTATATCTAATGGAGTGTCTCTAAAAGATCGAAACTTCTGATTTATATCTTCTTGAGGCAATCTAGGTGCAAGCCTGCGTTCTTCCTTTACCGTGGTTTCTTGATTTATTGACCTTCTTAAATCAGCACTTGGCCTAAATGGCACAAATTTATTTCGTCTAATACGATTAGCCTCTCTTCTGCTAACCTGTCCTTCTCTAACGAGACGATTAACCGCTTCTTGTGGACTAACTCCAAGTGCGATTGCAGCATCTATCTGTTGTTTTAACCTGCCTTGTAATGTTTTTAAGATAAGATTTTGATCTTCATACTTTTTAACAATTTCGTCCGCAGTAACATCATTTCTTCTAGCAAAACTAGAAAAATTACCGACAGCATCATTGCGAAGTTTTGAATATGCGCTGCCTCTGTATCCCAAAGTCTTTCCAGCGTCTAATTCCATTTTTCTAAAACCTGTTACCAAAGACAACGCTTCATCTTGAGGATAATATTCTTCTCCATAAGTGCCCGGTTCTCCCGTCAATGCCTTCGTCATTCTCCCACCAACAATTTCACCTCGTCGTTCTCTTGCAAACAACTCTATCATTCCGGGGTTGAATCCACCCATTACATGAGTGATGCTGCGCTCCCAAACACTTAGAGGATCTGCTTCGTAATCAGATATCCCATAAATTTCTGACCCCATTGCAGTTCGGCCTCCACGTCCAAGCCAAGATGATGGCAAGACATCGTTAACTCTTTCCGCTATCAAAGACTCTCCGGCGAATGGTTCGGCGATAGATTTGAGACCTGCCCACATTCCTGAAGCAACATTTGAAACATCTGAATCTGATAGCTCGGCTTTCTCTGAATATATCTCCAATGCTTTTCGTATGGGAGTTGACATGAAATCATACGGGTTCATGTAACTAAAATCTATGTACTCCATCTTTCCATCTTTTGGTTTGGACAATGGAACAATGGTGTGTCCTCTTAAAAACTCTGGTAGTGCTTTTTGTAATGCTTGCATTTGTTCTGGAGAAACATCAGCAAGTTCCATACCTGCCGCTGCAACTCCATATGGAACGGCAGTTGAAGCTGCGAGATACCCGGAAGCTCTTCTAGCTCCTATGGCTCTTATCTCACGAGCCAAACGATTAGCCTTCAACGCTGCTTGTTTCGTTATTTCCTCTGTCACTTCTGTGCCTGCGTCTCTAGCTATTTTACCAGCCATCGCATTCACTAAGTCATCGGTGACTTTGAAGCTCATCTCCCTAAGACTTTGCCCTGTTATGTTAGCAGTGTTTCTCATTATCTCAGCAGGAAAGGCGATGAAATTACCAAATATTGGTATACGACGTATGCTTTTTATAGACTCAGGCACTCTAGAATAAGTTGGCATGGTAGCTTTAACTATGTCTGTTGACATAAGATCGACAAAATCAACCTTATCTAGCCCCTCAATATTAAGTCCTACACCTCGAGGTGCTACTTTTTGAGACACAAGCTCTCTCTGCACGACTGCACCTACGTCATCTCTTAGACCAGCATCTACCCCAGCTTTTTTAAACGCCGACGCAAACTTTCCCTTTTCTCCAAAATATCCCGCAACTTTCCAGAAAGTATCAGTCCCGGCATATATTTTCTGTAGTCCTGATAAGATAGGAGTTTTATCCATAAAAGACTGTGCAGCCCCCGCTTGTTTACTTCCTGTTGCTACCGCAGATCCTTCGTTTAACAGTTGACGAAACTCGTTAACCATAATGTTTTGATCTCGTATTCCTGCACGACCCATCAAATCATATAGTTGTTTAAACTCTGTCTGTTCTAGATTAGCCCCCTTGCCAAGCGTAAGTCTCATGGCTTCACCAAGCTCCAGATTACGAGGCGTGTTTCCGTTCGCCATAATCATAAAAGAACCTGAGTTAAAGTTACGAATCTGTGCTAGAGGATTAAGAACTGTTTTAGAAACCTGAGATAGTCCCTTGGCAACGAGAGAAGCGGCAAGCAATTCATTCATAATTGTTTTGTTTTTACCAACTACCGTAAGAGCATTGTAAATTTCTGGAGATACAGCCTTTCCACTTAAAGAACCAAACTCTCCACCAAACACAGATTTAGCATCAAGGGGCAAAACTTTATAACCTGTTTGTTCTGCAAACTTTTCAAGTTCTCTACCAGATCGCTCTCCAGCGTCTACTATCAAGGGCCTTGGACCACCGCCAGTCATCTTGGATAACTCAACAACGTCATCAAGAGTCTGTGTATAAAAGGGATTGTTAGCGACACTTCGGTAAAAACCCAGAGACGCAAAAGAAGTAGCCATATCTCCAACGGTTCTTAGATAACGCTGTCTCGGATCTTTTATTTCACCCATTATCTCTCGTAAAGTAGGGGCTTCGTCCAAAACTTTTACCCGCTTTTTAAATAAACTTTCTGAAAGCTTATATAAAGGGACTCTTCCTTTAACAGCATCCTTACCTTGCTTGGCGCTTGTAGCTGCCAAAGATGCAGCCGCTTCTGGAGTCAATCCAGTTTCAACAAAATCTAAACCTAAAGTCTTAGTGGCAAAGAACTTTGCGGCATCAACAAGCTGTTCATCTGTTTGAATCTTGCCTGCATCTCCTTTCACATAACCCGCAACTTTCTTATCAATCTTTGCGTTCTGAGATTTTTTATAGAAAGAAGCCACTTCATCAACTGCTTTTTGAAACTGTCTTGACTCAAGGATTTTTGGATCAATGACCTTGTTTGGATTTAAGTGAAGCTCGTATATGCGTCTGATGTATTTAAGTTGATTGTCCTCAAATTCTTTTAAAATAGATGTTGCTCTCTTCCCATCTATCTCACCCGCTTCTTTCGCAGACCTTAACTGTGTGGCTAGTAGATCAGTAAGTCCATCTATCTGCCCTCTCATAGTCCCGGCAGCTTTTGCAACAGATGGATCATAAGAATCTAAAGCTTTTAAATCACCTTCAAGGAAAAGGTTAAGATCATTCATAGCTTTTTGAATGCCTTCTTTGCCTCTTCCAAAAAGACCTTGTCCCCCTACAGTTTTCTTTACAGCCTTTTCAAAATCTAAAAAATTTCTAGCTGCGGTATCAGTGAGTTGATCTCGTATGCCCTCAACAGAAATTATGTCTTCTGCAAAATCTTTAGGTGTTGCACCTGCGGTGGTAAACCATTGTTGCACTTTAGGTATTCTAAGAGCAGTCTCACCAAGTTTATCGAATCCTTTGTTTAAAACGGACGCAACACTGTTATCTAAAACTCTAGGGACGGCACCTGTGTATCCGACAGCACGGATTGCTTCTTCGCCCGTTGTTCCTAAAACCTGCCCAGCCCCGTAAGTAACTCCTTTGACGACAGGGAACGCTGCTTCAAAAGCTCCAGCAAACACGGTTCCCTCTGCCCCGACACGAAGTTTGTTCCGAAACACACGACCAGCTTCATCTCTGCCAAGAAGACCTGAGTCGCTTTCAGTTTGTAGAAGTTCAGGCAAGCCATCAAAAGTATCTGACATTGTTTTTGTGCCATCAGGAGCAACAAAAGTATCAGCGGCCCCGGCAGCAAGAGTCGTGGTCACAGCTTGTCTTTTTCTGCTGCCCAACAAAGCCTTACCTGCGGCTGAGTTACCAAAGTCAACCGCTGACCTACCAAGCTTAGAGGTAAGTCCGGTTCCAACACTAGGTAATACTGAGCCACCTCGAGCAGCCGTAGATGCACGACCAAGCCAGCCAACAACTGGTATGAAAGCACTGGCAAAAGTAGTTATGCCCTCTGCTACCTGACCAGCGGTTCCCGTGGGTCTTAACCCTGCTACGTCTTTTATGTAGTTTGAAGCATCGCTAACGGCTCTGGTGGTATTCGTATCAAATACCCCGTCAATTGCTAATGTTCCAAGCTGCAAGACTCCAGTAGGAACATTCACTGCTCCTGCGAATACTCCTCTAGAAATGTCACCAAAAACCGAGGCTGTGTTTACAGCACCTTGAACCGCAATATCGCCAACAGTTTCTAAAAAACCTTTGTCTTCTGTGGCTGTTTCAACA